TGAATTGTTCTGGATGAACAGTTACAATATTGACACAAGCGACTTTGGGTTCGATATTAAATTTTCTTGGGCTAACGAGTACGATAGAAAAACCAACCATGCATTTATACACGAAGTGGATGGTATGCAAATGTATAATGGATTGTACTTGATGAGTACACATGCACCAGTCACACAAAAAGAAATCGAACATAGACACATTGTAAATGCAAAACAGTGGGATGTAGTTGCTAGTGGTCCAGTCGAATATGATAGATTTGAAATTGAAACATACAGTGATTATCTTGAAGCAATGGAAACATGCGAAACTGAAATGTTTTGGGGATACACAAACAACATGGATGTGAGACACTTTGACTTTGATGTTTACTTCTCACATGACAACGAATATGACAGAAAACAAAATCACAGTTTTATACACAAAGTAGGCAATCAAAAACTACGCAATGGTGTATTTTTGTACAGCAAACATCGTCCTGTAACTCAAAGAGAAATTGAATACAGACATTTGCTTGCAGGCAAAGAATGGGATATGGTTGCAAGTACACCTGTAAAATATGATATTTTTGTTGTTGACAACTATATTGATTATCTTGCAGCAGTTGACAACAGCAAAACAGAACTGTTCTGGGCAGTGCCAAGTGATGTAGAAGTTGATATTGGTTTTGAATTTGATATGTATTTCACTCACGACAACAAGTATGACAGAGGTACAAATCATGTGTTTTTAAACGGCGAACACTATGATGGTGTAGTGTTGTTCAGCAAGCACAGTCTTGTAACACAAAAAGAACTGGAGCATAGATTCTATGCAAAAAGCAAAAAGCACGAAGTTGTAGTAAGTCAACCTAAACCGTATGACAGTTTTGTAATTGAAACATATGACGATTATATCAACGCACTGGACACAAGTAAAACAGAAATGTTCTGGGCTTTGAGTAACAACATTGAGATTAAAAAATCTTTTGATTTTAACATGTATTTCAGTCATCACAACACATACGACAGAGGCATGAATCACACATTTGTACACAGAGCAAACGGTGAAGATCATCATAATGGAGTATTTTTGTTGAGCAAGCAAGTGCCTTTGACACAAAAAGAAATTGAACATAGATTGATTGTGCAACGCAAAGAGTGGGATACAGTTGCGAGCGGTCCTGTACAGTATGAAAAGTTTGTTGTAAACTCATATGCAGATTATGAATATGCAAGGAACAAATCAAAAACAGAAATGTTCTGGATTGTACCGCCAGAAGTAGAAGTTGCTGAAGACTTTGATTTTGACTTGTACTTTACACACAATCAGTGGTTTGAAAGAAGCACAAATCATGTGTTTAAAAATGGCACTGCTTGGGACGGTATTAGTCTTGCAAGCAAACAGTCAATGATCACAGAACGAGAAATCAACATGCGGTTCTTGGCTAACAAGAAACAATATGACATTGTTGCAAGTAATCCTGCACCTTATGACATTGTGTTTATCAGCAAGGACGAAGAACACGCAGATGAAAACTTCGAAAACTTGTTACAAAGATTTCCTAATGCAAAAAGAGTACACGGTGTTGAAGGTATTCATGCTGCACACATTGAAGCAGCTAAATTGTGTACAACTGATATGATTTGGATTGTTGATGCTGATGCACAAATAATGGACAACTTTGGCTTCGACTACTATGTACCAGCATATGACCCAGATGGTAGAAAAACTGTGCATGTGTGGAAATCACAAAATCCAATCAACGGACTAATTTATGGTTATGGTGCTGTAAAACTGTTGCCAAGAGATTTGACACTTAACATGGATACAAGCAAGCCTGATATGACCACAAGTATCAGTCCGCTGTTCAAAACAGTGAATAGAGTATCCAACATAACAAAATTCAACACAGATGAATTCAGTACATGGCGCAGTGCGTTCCGTGAATGTGTAAAATTGAGTGCTAGAGCTATTGACGGACAGTTAGACGAAGAAACAGAGTTTAGATTAAATGCATGGTGCACAAGAGGCAAAGACAAGCAGTTTGGTGAAATCTGTATTGCTGGCGCAAAAGCTGGTAAACAATACGGTGAAGCCAATAGAGGTGATCTTGCAGCATTGCGCAAAATCAACGACTTTGATTGGTTAAGCGATCAGTTCAACAACTTGAAAAACAGTCTCTAATTTGCTTTGATTTGTTTTGTTTCTCAAAGTATTGTGTAAACCTTGGTGCAGTGGTTTAGGCCACTTGCCAAAACTGCACCATGCATATCCGTCATGTTCGTCATTTAACACAGGAATAAATTCACTGTCTATAACACAAAGGTATGTGTGAAAGTTAAAGTGCTCGTCGTTGCTGACAAATGTTTCTAGAGGAATAGTCTTTTTTATATTTGGTACTGTGCCAATTTCTTCTTGGATTTCTCTTTGTAAACCTTCCCAAGGTGTTTCTTTATCTTCGTTTGTACCACCAACTAATCCCCACACATTATTATGACGACTGGCAGTTCTATGTAAAAATAAAAAACGATTAGTATCTAATGTATAAAAAAGTGCACCACTGCAAATAATTTTCTTCATACAAATAGTTAGCCATCTAAAAACACATTCCAGTTACCGTTTGAATATTCGCCTTCATATGCTTGTATCCATTCGCTTCCTGTCCATTTGTAGATTATGTTGCTGGTTAAGTTTTGCTGATGTACAACTGTTGAGGTTTCACTTGCATCCATTACAATCACCCATTTGCTGCCATCCCATTCGATGATGTCATTTTCGCTGGCTACAAAATCATTACCGTCATCGTTCTTCCATGCATCAGGTCCGTCATAGGCAAAGTTGTATGGTGTATCGCCAACTGTTTGTCCTACATTATCACTAGGGTTAATATCGCCCAATATCAGCACTCTAAATCCTTCGGTTTTATCTGCACCAGGATTATAGTTTTCAGGATCTACAATTTTGTCTATACTTGTATAACTGTTGCTGCTTCTTGCTGGCCCTTCAATAACATCGCCTGTAGGCAATGTGTCACTGTCCCAGTTTACATTGATAACATTTTCATTTAGTTCATTAAGAGTAAATGTACCAACAATCATACTGTCTGTGTTGTCTTTACGCAGTGTAATTCTGCTTACATCTGCCTTGTAAGTTCCTGGATAACTTTCAATTATTTCTCTCCAATTTACAACACCTACTTCGTTGTTGTAAATCAGTTTAACAGTGTTGCCTAACACATAAGCACCATACTCTCTAAAGGTTGTGCTGGTTGTTACTCTGTTACTGGTCACATCGTCTACTCTTGTTTCTGTATTCAAGTCAGCATCTGTAACCTTTTCAACTGGATGCGGTGTTTCGCTGTATGCATTCAGTTCAGGCATGCTTTCGCCTAGCTCAATAGTGCCGTTTGCTTCGTTGAAAATGTTTGTAATAATGTTTGTTATAACACCAAGTTTTTTAACTTTAACAGGCAAACTGATATAGATAGGTGTGCTAAAATCAAGTGTAGCAACATCTATTTCACTGTCAATACCTACTGGAATACTTCTGCTGCTGAAACTAACTCTTTCTAGGTTTACAACACTAATACTGGTCCAGTCAATGTAGTTGTCTGTGGTTTGAATTTCCAAACTTGGATTGAACAACATCAGCAACTGTTCTAGTATTTGTAGTTTTTGATCAGTGTTGCTGCTCCAAATATCACATGCTACACTCAAAGTATATGGACTAGGCATAGGTCTTTCAACTGTGTAGTTTTTGCCTTGTGTATTCAAATATTCGTTGCCGTCGCTGTCGTATGCTCTTTCACGGATGTTCATTTTGCTCACAAAAGTAGCATCACTGGTTCTGCTTCTATCCATTTCTAGATTAGTAACATAAACTGCTATTCTAGGCACAGTTGGCAACTTGTTTTCACTGTTGTCTCTTATGATATTTGAAACTTGTCTAGTCAAATCACCATATGTAACTGGAATACTTTTGATTGTACCGTCGTTGGTTTTATAAGTAAAACTACTCATTAACCGGATAATCTGTGTGATGTATCTTCGTATCTGTCCGTCGTAAAAATGTTGCATTAATTATCTGCCTTTGGTTTTAGGGCTTTACTCAAACTCTGTCTTTCTTTTACAGTATCACCAGAAATTGTGCTTTCATTTGTATTGTTGACAAATGCAGTTTTCTTTGTATTTCTAGTATCTGTGTTGCTCAATGTATGTCTTACTGCGTCTTCCATTTTCACCCATCTACTTCCGTCATATCTAAACAATCTATTGGGCATAAAGTCTGTGCGTAAGAAATAATCACCACTGTGACTAGCAGTTGGAAAACTAATACCGCTGCCAAATGCTTCACCGTTTGGAGGAATACCGTCACCAATCAAGTATCCTGTGTAACCAGTTCTTTCTGGTGCTTTGTTTATTCTGTCTGCTTCCATAGAAGTTGACGCATCTAAATCAGTTGCATCAACAGTTTGTAATTCTGGACGACCTTTGTCATCCACTTGAAGTGTGTAAAGGTGTGTGGTATCTGCACCACTTTTTGCAGCATCTGCTTCTGCTTGTGCAACAACTGCATTATTGATTTGCATTTCAGTTTCAAATGTACTCAATACATCTCTTAATGTATTTCCATCTTCATCGCCTGCTTCTCTGTCAAGTATGTCAGCAAACTCTTGACTGTCTACCATTTGTTTACATTTTACTCTGTACAAATGCGGAAACCAAGTCTGTGAAAATCCTTCTGCTGCACGATTTACATCTTCTACTACATAAAATCTTTTCAGTGCAACACTATAATCATTTAGTGCATACTCGTCTATCAAATGCGGCAATTCAATAACATCGCCGCTCATTATTTTTCTGCCCAGTGTTTTTACACTGCTGTTTTGGTGTATTGTAATAAACAGTGTGTCGTTGCTCAAAAACAAACCAAACTGACTCAAGTTGAAATCTGTATCGCTTACATTGTAGATTCCACGCATTGTGTACACATCTGTATCATACTTTCTGTCTCTGTTTTCTAAAAACAGCATGTCTTGTATGTTTGTTTCACTTTGTGTTTCATATCTAGGCGCATCAGCAGTTGCGTCATCCTCTGATGGATTTACAGGCCCTAGGTATTTGTGAACATACAAGTCAGTTCCGCCAATACTGAACTGTTCATAGATAACTTTATCTAGGAATTCATAATCGGCTGTTTTGTTTGGTCTATATAATGATAAGCGTGGCATACACATATTTAGCATAAATACTATGGAGACTAAAATGGCTGACAACAATCTAGTAACACAAAAACAAGAAATATTTGACTATGTAAATGCTTTTCTAGGAGGCGGCATGGTTGATGTTGAATTAGATCCTATTCATTATGAAACAGGATTAACAAAAGCATTGACTAGATACAGAATGCGCAGCGATCACAGTGTTGAAGAAAGCTATGTATCACTAAAATTGTTAGAAGATACAAACGATTATATTCTTCCAAACGAAATTGTTGAAGTTAACAAAATTTTTCGTAGAAGTGTTGGTTCTCGCAGCGGAGGCGGAGACGGCAGCAGCATTTATGATCCGTTTAATCTAGCATACACAAACACCTATTTGTTGGCAGGTTCGGGCATCGGCGGTCTTGCTACATATGAATTATTCAGTCAACAGCAAGAACTAGTAGGAAGAATGTTTGGTAGCTTTATTGAATTTACTTGGAATAGTACAACCAAAAAACTCACTGTTTTACAGCGTCCAAGAGCAGGCGAAGAAGTTTTATTGGAATGCTACAACTATCGTCCAGACAGTGAAATATTAAAGGATTATCTTGCCAAGCAATGGATCAAGGATTATACACTAGCAGCATGTAAATACATGCTAGGAGAAGCTCGTGAAAAATTTGCTACTATTGCAGGTCCTCAAGGCGGTACTAGCCTTAATGGAGCAAGTCTTAAAGCCGAAGCACAAAGTGAAATGGAAAAACTAGAAGCTGAAGTAAGTTTAGCAGTACCGGGCGGCACTGGTTATGCATTTACTATTGGTTAAAGATCGTTGTCGTGAATGTACAACTGAATTAGTGCATAATGCAAAATTTTCATTAGATCTTTACGAGCATCAGCTGCTGTGCCTTTTTTACCATAGCGATTAGAATACTTGTCAACATTACCCATGCAAAATCCAGTACCGTGTCCTCGATCAATAATTACTTCAGTAGATTGAAATTTGTTTGTAGAGTAATGTCCGTCATATGTTTTATCAATATATGCTTGAAACTCGTCAATGTACTTTTTTTCGTCAAATTTGTAATCAATACTCATAGCAAATCCTTTTTATTTAATATACTATAAAAATAAAAAAAGTCAATCATTAAGTGCGTGGTTTAACCGGCAAAAACCACGGTTTTTCGCCATAACCATATAAATATTAATGTTAAAACTTCTTGAGGAGAAAAAAACATGGCAGGATTGACATCACCAGGTGTTCAGGTAAATGTTATTGATGAGAGTTTCTATACTCCAGCAGAACCTGGAACAACACCGCTTATCTTTGTAGCAACAAAGACAAACAAAACTAATCCGGGTGGAACAGGTGTTGCGCCTGGCACAACAAAAGCCAATGCAGGTAAAATTTATGTAATGAGTTCACAAAGAGAACTTGCAGAGACTTTTGGTGATCCACTATTTTATACGGATACAAACAACACACCAATTCACGGTAGTGAGCAAAACGAATACGGACTACAAGCAGCATACTCATATTTGGGTGTAGCAAACAGAGCTTATATTGTTCGTGCAGATTTAGACCTAGATGCAATTACAGCAAGTTCAACTGCAACAGCAGGTAAACCAGTTAACGGTGCATATTGGTTTGACACAAACGATTCAAAGTATGGCGTTTTTGAATGGAACGGCGAAGGCGCAACAACAACTGGCGGTCAAGCATTTACAAACAAAGTGCCAACTGTTATTACAGACACAACAAAAGTTGTTGATTATGATGGCGAAGATTATACACCAAAAGGTTCGGTTGGTATCAATGGCGACTATGCATTAGTTGCAGTAACAACTGCAATCAAA